CTTTTCGAATTGAAAGATGAAATCTACTGCTTTTTTGACTTTGAGTTTAAGGAACTGGCTAAGGCTAAAGTACCTAAAACCAAAATGATTACGAATCCAATTAATACTAGTGTTGAGTCTAAGTATGAAATCATATGCTTTATCTCCTAGAAGCGATATCCATGGTGCCAGACGGGTGATACCGTCGAATAGATCTCCGTGAGTGACGAGGTAATGCTTGCCATCAATACCTATATGTTCACACTGGTTGCATATCTCTACTCTTCCGAATCCTATTCCGTACGGTATAAGAGGTCTTAGAAACTCATCATGGTTACCAACAACAAAGACAACCCGAGTTCCTTTCTTGGCGTAACCAAGAATCTTTCTGACAACATTGGTATGAGATTGTTTCCATCTCCACTTGTTTTGTTGTATTCTCCAACCATCAATAATATCTCCAACAAGGTAGAGTGTATCACATGAACTGTCTCTTAAGAACTGAGAAAGGGATTCAGCCTTTGAGTCCCTTGTACCAAGATGAACATCTGAGATGAAGATTGATTTGTATTTGGTCAGCATTCATATATTTATCTTCCAAGATTAGAAGTAAGAGCACTCGGAAGTAGTTTAATTAATAATTGATCCACACCCTTGAAGAAGTTTGCATCGTTGTTGTAATATTGATTAGGAGGAGGATTATGATGAAATTCTACAAAACCATTGCTAGTTGTAGATTTTCCAGCGTTGTTGTTTTGTTGCTGGTTGACAGCGACAACTCTTGTAGAATTATCAACAACTGCATTAGGAGAGTTGACAATGATGGTACCTATATTAATATTGTCTCCGCTGATGTAAACGCCACCAGTAGACTTTGGTTTTGGATTCTGTGTAGTAGAGCGAACTGTTGTTCTTTCTACAATAACATCCTCCATTAATACTGAACCATGATCCTCCTTAGGTACAGAGGAACAACCAACAACACTAATAAGTATCGAACACTTCAATAGTTCTTTTAACATAATCTTTTGAATCTTTCACAAAGACCTGAGGCAGGTCACCATCAACAGCAATCAAAATTACAATTTGCTCAATATCAAGATCATACCTCTCCTTACACATAAGAGCATAAGCAGTTGATTGGATAAAGTAATTCTCAATCCACTTCTCCTGCTTCGGCTTACCCGATGTCTTATAGTCTAGGATTGTGTATTTGCCGTCATATTTGCAAATCAGATCCGATGTACCAGCAGATCTAAGTCTATCGGAATACAACGGATATTCGATACCATACACCTCTTCCACGTTCTGGTCAACATAAGGCTGAATGTCTAAGAACAGAGATGTTGTTGTTGGCATTTTGTTCAACGCAAAGTCCTCAACGTTGGCCACATAGTCTTCCATCATTGTATGGAGCTTTGTTCCTCTTGTCGATGCTTTGGTTGAAATCCTATTTGCTTCAGCTTCTCCTACTTGGTCTCTCCATTTCTGGATTCCATCTTTAGAGAGTTGTGAAAGGATTGTTGTGACCGATCTATACTTGTCACCGTTTGGTGTGACATAATATCTCTTACCATCTATCTCTGTTCTTGGAATCTCAAGACGAGGAAGTGGCTTATGCTCAAAGTATTTGTTTCTCAATTTGATCTGTATTTGTTTACTACTCTGTCAATCTGATGTTCTCTTACAGACCTGGACAGAGTCCTATCAGCTAGATTGCTGTTAGGATGAGCCTCTGCGACCTTAGACAACACTTCTTTAAATCCATTATCGGTTTTGATTCCTCCAACACCAGAGACAATATTCATTGCATCACAAGGTGTGTAGTATCTTTCAACACTAGGATTGCTCTCCATATACGAATCATATTCAGACATTCTCATTGAATGATCAAAAACTTCATTCGTTTCTTTATTTCGAAACGTGTAGGTCGCCATATTACTTTACTGACCAGTCACTGCCTTTAGGTGCTTTCTTAGCTGCAGGTCTTTTTGCTGCCGGTTTCTTTTCAACTGGAGCTTCCTCTACTTTAGCAGCAGGAGTAGGAGTGTGCTCAATTTCAGTTGAACTGTGACGCTTTGCCCAGATCCAGTGGGTCAGGTTGAGAAGACCTCTCTCTACTGCATCCATTACCTTGTTATTCCAAAACCAGTTACCTTGCATCATCGTACTCCTTTTTGTTTTTTGAATCTACATCATCATAGAAGTGCTCATACTTTTTATTTTGTAGAGCTCTATCTATGTCTCGAACAGACCTGTCGAACTTTTCTTTCTTGATAGCTTTAAAAACGTGATGTTGTTTCTCATCTAACGTGCGAAACTGTTTATTCGTCTTACCCATTTATCCCTCTAATAGTCCTGGAAACATATCTTCAACAAACTTCTTTGTAATTCCTTTGTATGGAATCTTCTTATCTTTGACTGCTAGAAGCAACTCAGCATCTTGTTTATCTAAGTTCTCAAGCATCTGAACAAATAGATATTCTCTGCGAACTTGCTTAAGGTTTGGATTACCACCTTCAATGAAAAGATATAGCTTACGGAGTTCACTATAGAATACACTTTGCAAGTCCGGAAGATCATTCACTTTATAAGGTGGTGCTCCTTCTGGAAGAAGGAACTTTACTTTAGGATCATATGCATACTTGAGCAATGCTCTCAGTGCTGCACTGTCCCATTTGTTCAAATAATCTATCTTATCCTGCTTCTTTTCGAATTCAGAAGTCTTTTTCAATATCTCAGCTAGACCTAGTTTCATCATATTTCCTATAAAAAGTCATTTACATTCTCCATCAACGAAGATAATTTATGCTGCTGGAAGTAATTTATAATATTTATTTTCTTGGGATTATCAAGTGATTTATGATACTGCTCAAGAATAGCATTAGTAATATTGTCAGGAATCTCTGACAAGTCAATCAGCTTCTTGTTTCTTACAATTCCTGTCTTGAATTCAGGAATCTCAAACAACTGATACCAATCCATCTTCAACCACTCATCCAACTTTGACTTCATTACTTTCTTTTGTCTGATTCCTTCGACCAGTGCATTATCAGGTGACATTGCATTTGGAACACCGTCTCCACTATCACCTCTTATCACTAGTTCTTTCAAATAAAGGTCAGGTCTATCTACTTTGATATTCTTTTTGCGAATAGGATCGAACTGGATTACTCTTGGGCTATGCAGCTGAATGAAGTCCTTGTCTGCTGAGAGAATAAGAACATCCTCTGTTGACTCCATTGCAAGGGTTGCAATTATGTCATCAGCTTCAGCAGTCTCTACATGAAGTACAGTGTAAGGTAGATTATCTTTGATCTCCTGTCTTATTTTATTAAGTATCTCAAACAAAGAAGACCAATCAATATCACTGTTTTCTCTCATCTTCTTGCGACCAGCCTTGTAGTAAGGAAACAATGATTTGCGCCAGTAGTTCTTATCATCACAGGCAATAATCATAGGACCGTAAACTACACCAAACTTTTGTTTGTATAGACGAAGTGAGTTGAGGATCATGTGACGAACAAGATCCTCCTGCACGGCTAACTCGGTATGGTTACCTATTTGAGCCATCAGGTTAGATATACAAACCTGATTGAAGTCTACGAGAATAATTTTAGGTGCCTCTTGGTGAATAATTAATTCGTTTATGGTCTGCTAACATTGACACCAACAAGTTCTGCCACTGGTTCTTTCTATTTTGCCAACCGTAGAATGCATCGACATATGCTTTTTGAGCAAGTAGTGTCTTGGAAGTATCTTCGTGATTGTACATCCTGATTGCATTAGAAGTCAACTCATAGAAGATCTTTGCATGGTCTTTTGCGTTTTCGTGCCATTGATACATCCAAGTCCAGTTGGATGCGGTTTCGTACAATGCTGCATAATTTGGATGGATACAGAACAAACCAGCCGACATTGCTTCCAAAAGGCTAATACATGATGTCTCTTGCCAGATATTGGGATATGCGTAGATGTGAGCTTGTTGAAGTGCTGTTCTGATTTCTGAGTTAGGAACAGATCCGCGATAGTTAATCTTTGGATGAGCTTTGCAAAATTCAAACAGTTCTTTATATGGCTCATCTCGTTGTTCCCAACCGTAGATCTTGAAGCTGGAGTATACATCGAGTTCAATATTATCAAATTCTTTACATAAGTTATCAAATACTGATACAAGGATGTTCAACCCACGATGCGGAGTTGTGTGGTAGATCAGCTTGATCTTGTCTTTTGGCTTTTCAACATACGGAATTGGTTCGATTGCGTTGTGAAGAACAACACACTTATGCCAAGGAAGACCGTAGTGTTTTTGATATGCTTGCATCTGCCAGTTAGATACAAATACGAGCTTGTCGAACCGATTCCATCCACCTTGTTTAAGGTGTTCTGATTCTGGGTCGCCTGGCAAATCATGAAGCCAGTAGATTTTGATCTTACTATCATCTACCTCTCGAACACGAGAAGGAATGATTTGAAAGTGTTGAAGAAGGTCTGCTGGTAGCTTGCTGTGAAGCGCTTCCATCATTAATTCGGTGCCACCCTTTGCGTTTTGGGCAAGCTCATTTGTTTCCATTTTAAGTTCCATGTTAGTTCAATAATAAGATCAACGTTAATTATATATGCGTTTCAGAATGTATAAATATGAAGGAAATCAGGATTAATTGTATATGATAATCCCTCAAATGTCAACAATAACTATGAAAACAACATATGGCATTAAGTAAAATAGAATCACAATCGATTGCAACTGGTGCTGTAACTGTTTCATCAGTAAGTGACAACACCGTTACATCTGCTAAACTTACCACGACAGGAGTGGCTGCAAATACGTATGGCAATACGACTGCAATCCCTGTCATAACAATCGATACATCAGGTAGGATAACCAATGCAACAACAAGCTCTGTATCCGGAGTTACTGGTTTATCATACACTGCAGCTAATTCAACAGTAACTGTTTCGACCAGTACAACAAACTTCAATGCTGTAATAAATTCAGCTAATAGTACAGTACAGGGTCTCATTCAGGTTATAGACTCAACATCAAACACAAGTACAACAGTATCTGCTTCTGCTAACTCTGTAAAAACAGCATATGATGCTGCTGGTAATTCATATTCAAATGCAGTATCTTATGCTGACGCCAAAGCAGCTAATGCATATAGTAATGCTACGTCATATGCTGATGCCAGAGCAGCTAATGCATATTCTAATGTATTCACAGGAGGAACATTTACCGGTCCTGTAATACTTCAAGCCAATCTAACTAGCAATAATGTTAGTGTTACTGGTAGCATGCAAATTGATGGTAATTTAACAGTCAGCGGTAATTCCGTTGCAATCAATGTTACTAATTTGTCCATTGAAGATAATATGATTTATCTCAATGCAAACAATACAATATCCAACCCTGATCTCGGATTTGCAGGTAACTACAATGACGGGACATATAGACATGCTGGGCTATTCAGGGATGCTACTGATGGAGTGTGGAAGTTTTTCCATGAGTACGTACCAGAGCCAGATGCATCAGCTTATATAGACACGTCAAACAATACATTCGCTTTGGCCAACGTTCAAGCAAATACGTTTATTGGGACCATTTCAGCTACTTCTATGACAGTTGGAAGCAATGTAGCTGTTAATACATCAGTTATTAGACTTGGTAACAGTACTACCAACGCAACAATGTCAGCCACTGGTTTTACAATTAACGGTGCAGCTGTTGTTGGTCCACAGGGTGCTCAAGGTGCTCAAGGTGCTACAGGTCCTCAAGGTGCTACTGGTCCTACTGGACCAACTGGACCACAGGGTGCTCAAGGTGCTACAGGTCCGTTAGGTCCTACAGGTGCTACAGGTCCTCAGGGCGCACAGGGTGCACAGGGTGGTACTGGACCAACAGGTCCTCAGGGCGCACAGGGTGCACAAGGTGCTACTGGACCAACAGGTCCTCAAGGTGCACAGGGTGCTCAGGGTTCAGCTGGTCCTACTGGACCAACAGGAGCACAAGGTCCTACTGGCGCACAGGGACCAACTGGTGCTACAGGACCTACCGGTGCTACAGGACCTACAGGCTCTTTTGTTGGATATAGTTTAGCAACACCAGGTGGAAGAAATCAAGATACCGGTAGAAATACATATGGTAATTTATCACATTTTTCAACATACACTTACACTAAAACACACGGTCTCACCTATCCATATCATTTACAAGTAACTAATGGTGGTCAAGGTTTCGAAATAGCCGCTGAATGGATTAATACGGGTTCAACTCCTTTACGTGTTAGAAGTTTAAGAGACTGTTGCCAAGACTGGAGTTCTTGGACAAGTATTGCTACATCAGGAGAATCATTTACTAATAACGTAGATTTAAGAGCACCAATCTTCTACGACAGCAACGACACTGCGTATTACACAGACCCAAATAGCACATCGTCAATGTTTGGAGTTGCCGTTCGTGGCGACAATTCTTCAACAGGCACAAGCAATCAAATTTTCTTTTGGGGTAGCGGCAACACAACAACATCTGCAATTGGTTTTAAAGCCAATGGTGGAAATTTCTCCAATCCAACAGGTAGTGGTGATGGATATAACACTTACCTGACAATGGACACTCCCGGTCGCGGGTGGGTATTCCGTGAAGGCGTTGGCGGTTCAAACTTTAGTGCGGCTGTTACATCGGGTTGGATTTTAAACAACGGCATTTGGCAAGCAAATGCTTCTATGCGCGCCCCCATCTTCTACGACAGCAATGACACTGGATATTACCTTGATCCAAACAGTACAAGTGACTTAGCACTAAGAATTCGTGGCGGTGCTTTACATGGTGGAAATCCAACTTGGGGTACTTATCTTTTAGTTGGTGGTGATGGAAGACAGAATTATATTAATAATACCACAGTAGCATCTGTCTGTTCAACAAACGGAAACTTGCATATGGATGCAGCCTCCGGTTTAGAAATGTATTTAAATTATTACGACGGAAATGCAATTTACTTTGGTAATGGCGCAACAGGTGTTATAGGTACTGTTACTGCGGCAGGTAATTTGACCATGAATGGTAACATTACTGCATACTCAGATATAAGATTAAAAACTAATATTAAAACAATTCAAAATGCATTGAGTATAGTTAGTAGAATGCGTGGTGTTTATTTTGATTGGATAGAAAACGGAAATCAGTCTATTGGATTGATTGCTCAAGAAGTGCAAGAAGTTATTCCAGAATTAGTTTTAGAGAGTGTAGTTAAAAATCCTCCATCTTTTCCTGGTGAAGAAACTCCAGAAAAAACAATTTTATCAGTTGATTATGGAAAGATAACTTCTATTTTGATTGAAGCAATGAAAGAACAACAGAAGCAAATGGAACAAATGCAATTAGAGATCAACGCACTGAAGAATCAAACGTAGGAAGTAACCAATGACAAAACCTTTAGAGTTAGCACAACTACCATCTTTCATAGAAGCAAATACAACTAGTCTT